ATTTACGTCGTCCCATTTTATTCTCTTATCAAATTTAAAAAAGTATAGTACTCCGTTTAACCAGTTATCAATGAATGAATAGTTTGTTACTCCACCACAAAAGAAAACACCAACTCTTTTTCTTCGATACCATTCTTTTATTACTGATTGATTTTTAGATGTTCCATCAATAACAGGAACAATAGTAACAACACCATCTCTAATTTCAGTTAAACCTGATTTTGTTTTTTTAGAATATGAGTTATCTCCACCTTCCAAATCTGCAATTTTTGGTAACCTTCTTGTGGATGTTGTTCCCGCAATTGTAGCAACTAATGTATAATTCGCACCGGGACTTGTTGATGATTCGACATATGCTGTACCCGTATAATATGGTTTACCTAATAAGTGAAATGAGTTAGTTGTTCCACCATAATCATATGATGTTCGTTTTGATGCTTGATACCATCTTGGGCCATTTGGATTACCGGCATTTGATACATCTGTTGCGGTACCATAACTTCCAGATGATGACCATAGATATGTCAACACATTTGTTTCATCATAAAATTTATCATATTTTGCACACCCTTGTTCAATTACTAATTGACCTAATGTTCCGGTTGTTTTTACACTTCCCTTATCGTAAAGTCTAACAACGGCATATAAGTCCTTTATTCTATCGATACCTCCATTAGAATAATCAACTCCCGCATATGTTGACCAATATGAATATGACATTTTAATTGCTGGAACATTTGTGTATGTTGTTGCACCACCTGTATTATATTCTCTATATGTGCTTGGTGTAAATGACGCAACTCTTTCATATACCTCCACTTGAGTAAATCCACCACCACAATCTATTAATTGTAATGTTGCATATCCACTAGTGGTTGAACCACTTGGTATTGTTATCGTTTGTGTTCTAAACGTATAGTTACATGGATTTCTAATTAAAAGTTCAACATCTATATTTTCAGTTGCATTTATTGGTCCTCCCGCCAAATCAACATATTCAGCATAAACACTTTGATTTGGTATAACTGTTATTTTTATTGAATTACCAGTATTTGTTGGTGTTGTTACTGTTACTAATTGGAAATATGCATTTAATTGTGTATCAACAAATGAGGAATTAAACTCCGCACGCATCTCATTAAATATATCTGTTGCCGGGTCCGTACCAACTAATGGATATATACCCCCAATAAATCTTCTTTCCGATGTCGCATTTGGATTAGTGTATGTGTGTAATAATGTAATTTGACTTTCAGTTATTCCAGTTGCGGATGTTTCTTTTGCCGATTCTCCACTAAACACATCGGGTAAAAATGTCGTACCCGTTGTTGTACTTGTATTTAAATAATTCGGTGTTTGTCCAGAAAGATATACTAAATAAATAAAACCATCGTATGGTACAACTTTAGTTTTAATTTCAGCACTTCTATAATATAAATTAAGATCACTTAAACCGGCGGTTTGTGTTGCACTATCAACATCGGTTGTACATTCTTCACAATCCGGATAAGTTGTTAATGGTAAAATTGTTTGACCACCCTCCATTACTCTCATTGCAAACTCCCTTAGTCCGACACCAATATTCATTAAATAATGACCACCTAAAAAATTAAATCTCATTGCAGCACCACCCACACTCCACATAACTCTACCTATGGTTTCAAAAACAAATATTTGTACAATTGTAAAAATATATTGTACAAATAGTAAAACTTCAGATAATACTAATCCAAATTTTATTCTGTTTCTAAAAGCAAAATTGGTTGGTAAATAATTTGCTTTACTTGTACAATCATCTTCTGTATTTGGTCTAATTTCTTTTAAACCTAAAAAAGCATCTCTTCTTGAAAGTCCTAAAAACGATTCTCCCGCAGATACTTCGTAATGTGAACCTTGGAAGGATGAAACTGTATAAACCTTACCAAAAATAAATTTATAAAAAACATCTTGTGGTACACCTAAATCACAACCAGTACACGTACCCAACATAAATGATTTTTTGTCATTTTGATATGTTGTTGACATTTGTGATAATGTAACACCAGATGGTGGAACAATATTTAAATAATCTTCAAATACATCTGAAAATTGATATGTTGTTAATAAATCTTCACGATACTCACCCAAATCGGCCTGACCATATATGTTTGAATTATATTCTCTAATTTGTGGTACTAAATAATTTGCGGTTCCTGTTTTTTCATTGTTACCATCAAGTGAAAATTTAAATCTTGCAATTGTGGTTGTTGGTATACCTTTGTTTGTGTCGTTGGTAATTTCTTGTTCACCAAATTCGTTTGTAAAAACGTATTCCAAATTCATTGGTAGTACTACCATCGCAGAACCATCTTCATCAATAGTTTCTGATGGATTAAAATATTCTAATTGGGGGTATAATGTTGTTCCATCTGAACCATAAACTTTTTTACCTGTGTATCTAACCGCTGAAATTTTACCTTCGGTTGTTTGTAAATTACACTTGTAACCAGTATTTCTTCTGATGACTCCGTTTCTTTTTACTGCGTCCCCATTATCATCTGTAATTGTTGACGTTAGAATTAATGATATTGGTTCAATCCTAATACCACTTTGTGATATATCATAATCCGCTCTTGTTATACCAATTTCACATAAGTCAAGATTACCCCAAAACGGGAAAACTTCGATAGTCCTATCGTATTTGATAATTTGTGGTAATCCGTCAATATCTGAACTTGATTTAAACTCATAATATCTTTCAAACTTCTCAATACCTTCACCTCTTTTAATAAAATCATAAGGTCTTAATGAGAAACAACCAATATCAGATAAATCTAAATCAACATGTAATATTTGTTTACCAACTGGTACACCCCAAATCATGAAGTCACCCGATTCGTTAGTCTTAACGGTATATCTATAATAATTTTCGTATACTTCTAATACTTCCTCTCTTGTTAAAATATCCGATTGGTCGGGAAAGGTTCCTGTTGGTTTGTGTCCACCATGTTGTTTTCTTGCAGGTAATAGATTATATCTATAATTGTCATCATTTTTATCTGAAACTTCGGTGTAAGGATATAATGCGGAAATTACAGGGTCGGTTGAATCTGTTTCGGTTTGGGGTACGAATATCGATACTCTAACATTAGGTATACCAAATCCGTCATTTGCGGTAATTCTACCACAAACAACCCCATAATCCGCACAAAGTGATGTGTAAACATCGGTTTGTGAGAATTTTAAGGATAAAATTTCTAGTTGGTCATAGTCTTGTTTTAATTCGACCGTAACCTTCTGTTCTTTACCGATATTTGTTGAAATTCTATGTTTTTGCATCATTCTCTTAATAAATAGAAAGCATGTGATTTTCTACTATTATAACGAAAAAACATTTTAGTATGTAGTCGTTCCTATAGGTTTAGTTCTTACCCTTATATCACTATTTGGGAATCTAATTTGGAATATTTGATTTGACTGCATGAATACCGTCATATCAATTTGTTGTATCTCTTTAGTTGTACTATCTTTATATGATTGTGATACTTCAGATGATGAATAATTACCCCCTATTTTATTGAAGACTTTTATTTCCACGACGTTAACCACACCAGCAATTGCACCAATTTCTCTCATTAGGTCACCTATAAACAATGGGTCACCCATTTTACGTTTATCGATTGCAAAAAATAATGTAGATGTTTGAATTACTTGTTTTATAACGTCGGTTGGATTTTCGTTTTTATCAATCATTAGGTCAACATCCAATCCTAAATCAATAACTTGACCATTTGCAATTTCAATATAGTCGTTAATCATTCTATATTCCGAAAGATAACTTAATATGTTGTTTTTTAATGTGTTAGATATTACATCGGTTAGATTACCTTGGTCATCATATGATAATAATTTTACTCTAACCTTATTATCTTCCTCCATTACGTTAACTTTAGCTGGTGCTCCGTATGTAGATGGCATTGTCTCAATTAATGACTTATAATCATTTAATGTTACCGCTCTATTTTGTGCCGCGAAATTATAAGAAATCATGTTTCTAATTTCTTCGATTGTAGGTTGGTCTGCTCCTCCCACAGCTGCGGTTACGTTGTTAACCCTTAAAGATAATTCAACTTGTGAGTTAATTGCGTTATTAGGACCATTTATGTTAAATTCAATATTATCTATACTCGTAATGATATTAACCCCTAAATTCGAATCTTTACCCCCACCAATACGATATTTCACAAACAATGTCGTGTTTGCTTTAGGTATTGACCCCAATGACATGTTGTTTAAATAACTAGCCAAATTAACTTTCAATTGACCTGTCATGTAATTGTCTAAATTCTCTAATGGGTCAACCGATCCACTACCAAAGGTTAATGAAAAATAACTTTCAGGGGTATATTCTGTGTAGAATTTATTATTAACTGGTAGGTAGGTACCCGCCTTAAAATTATCTTTATCAGATACTGCAGTCGGGTCTTCTATGAATACTTTGTCTTGTATTAGTGATTTAACTTCATACCATTTATTTGTAGACGCATTAAATTCAGAAGATGTTGGATTGGTTCCGAAAGATGTTCCTTCTTTGTGTATAACCCCTACTACACCTAAAACATTTTGTTCAGGTAGGAAAAGTTTTAAGAAAGGTTTTTGGTCTAACTCACTTATTACTCTTCTATATATTCTTGTTACTCCGTTAACTACGGGTTCTCTCTTTGTAATTGTGTAAGAAACTAACGTATTATTACCATCAAAGTTAGGTATCTTTAATCTGTTTGGTTCTCCCTTATCATTAAACGGACTTGAAAAATCAATATCGTTAATTGTTTCAAATATTTGTCCTCCACCTGAAACTTGTGCACCGATTCTTAGTATTCCCAAATATCTTTCATCTTCTTTATCACCACGAACAGGTACGTTTATTGAGAAATCACACAACGCAACTGATGGTCTTGTTCCAGGAATTTTTATACCATATGTTTTTGCAATGTGAAAAAGAGATTGTCTTTGTTGTGCAAAATCCAACATTGTTTCTTGCCAAACCCTATCAATGTGAAAGTGTAAGTTATCTGCAACTGCAGCATTTAAATCTAATAAAACTGAGAATATGGATGCATCATTGGTGTTTTTAACCAAATCAGGATAATATTCTCTTGTTAGATTTACTAATTCTTGTCTTAGTCCTGCAAAATCTCTAGTTGCGTATGATATTTTCTTAGCCATTTTAAATGTTTAGTATTATAAAGTCCGAAGATGAAAATGCTCCGTTATTAACTGTATATTCAATTTTCACTACTGCGGTGTGTGGTTTAGTTGTGTTGTCGGAAACCCTAAATAATCTCTCATCTTCATCTTGATTAAATGTTCTAACAGTATCAGGGTCATCTTCTGCAGACATAACATCTAAATTTGTTATATCTAAATTTGGAATGTATTTTTTAACCGATTCTCTTATTTCATCCTCAATTAAATCAAACGTAACGGTATCGTTTTGGTCAAAGATATATTGGTATAATCTTGAACCAAAATCGGGTAAAAAGTAACGACTACCTCTTTTTGTCAATAAAAGATGTATAAGATTCGCTCGTACTTCTCTTTCAGGTGTTGTTGTTAATTTAACATAATCACCCTTTAAACTATCTCTAAATGGGAAATCAATTCCATATGTTGTCGCCATGAATATAAATATAAACTAATCCAAAATGGTAATAAATAAAAAATCCAACCTAAGTTGGATTTAATATTGTTTTGACATTAAAAGGTCATTTTATGAACCACATCCTTCACATTCGAATGGTGAGTCTGTTGGTCTTTCAATTGTCATTTGTAATTCGGGTGTATTCTCACTAATAATTGGATTATTTGTTGGTGTGGTTGGATACACTGCGGGTTGTTGTCCTGTCGATTGTTCTACCGATTTTGGTGTAGATGTATCAACTCCTAATCCCTTTAACGCATCAACCGCAGCTCTCGTTCTTAAGTAGTACATACCCGTTTTTAATCCTAACTTCCATCCAAATAAATGTGCCGCTAATAACTTAGGTTTAGTTGCATTATCAATGAATAAATTCAATGATTGTGATTGGTCAATAAATACACTCCTATTTGCCGCCATTTGTAAAATTCTCTTTTGTGACATTTCCCAAACGGTCTTATAAACCTCTTTTAATTCTGTTGGTAATTCTGGAATATTTTGAACCGAACCATTTTCCATAATTAGTTTATTTTTAATTCCTTCATTCCACATTCCAAGATTTAATAAATCTTTTACCAAATGTTTATTAATCATAACAAACTCACCACTTAATGTACGACGAGAATATAGATTAGTTGTAAATGGTTCAAATGCTTCGTTGTTACCTAAAATCTGTGCGGTAGAAGCTGTTGGCATAGGTGCTACCAATAATGAGTTTCTAACTCCAAATTTGATAACATCTTTTCTTAATGATTTCCAATCCCAACGACCAGATAAATCAGAATCAACTTTATTCCACATTTGATATTGGAAGATTCCTTTTTCAATCGGTGAACCGACTATTGTTTCGTAAGCTCCGAATTCTTTAGCCAAATCTTTTGATGACGTCATCGCCGCAAAATATATTGTTTCAAAAATATCAGTTTGTAGTTTATCTGCGTCATCAGATTCAAATGGTAAATGTAACATACATAATACATCTGCCAATCCTTGAACACCCAAACCAACAGGACGATGTCTGAAATTTGAACGTTTTGTTTCTTCGGTTGGATAAAAATTTAAATCGATTACGTTGTTCAAGTTTTTTACAACTTGGTAGGTATATTCGTATAACATATCGTGGTTAAATTCACCATTTACGATATACTTAGGCAATGCGATTGAAGCCAAATTACAAACAGCTTGTTCTGTTGGTGATGAGTATTCTATGATTTCTGTACATAAATTTGATGATTTAATTGTACCTAAATTCTTTTGATTTGATTTATAGTTAGCAGGATCTTTATATAACATATAAGGTGTTCCCGTTTCGATTTGTGCAGTTAAAATTGCATCCATTAATTTTCTTGCCTTAACCACTTTTCTACCTAACCCTTGTTGTTCGTAAGATTCGTACAACATAGTAAATGTCTTTTCTTCAGGTGTATCATATGCGTCAGATAAACCCGGTGCTTCATCGGGTGAGAACAATGTCCAATCACCATCTTCCTCTACACGTTTCATGAATAAGTCAGGTGTCCACATTGCTAAGAATAAATCTCTCGCTCTCATTTCTTCCTTGCCATGATTCTTTCTTAAATCAATAAACTCATAAACATCAGCGTGCCATGGTTCAAGATAAATTGCAAATGAACCTTTACGTTTACCACCTTGGTTAATCCAACGAGCAACCTCATTATATGTTTTCATCATTGGTAATAGACCATCAGATTCTCCACCTGTTCCTTTAATATATGAACCTTTAGCACGAACATCGTGTACGTGTAATCCGATACCACCAGCCCACTTAGAAATCTTTGCAACGTCAGCAATTGTATCGAACAACCCGTCAATGTCATCCCCCTTATTTCCAATTAAGAAACAAGATGACATTTGTGCTCTTTTAGTTCCCGCATTAAATAATGTGGGTGTTGCATGTGTATAAAAATGTTGTGACAAATCATCATAGATTCTCAATGCCATTTCGACATCACCTTTACAAATACCAACCGCAACTCTCATATAAAGATATTGTGGTCTCTCAACAATACGACTACCAATTTTTAATAGGTAAGAACGTTCTAAAGTTTTAATTCCAAAATAATCAAAATCTAAATCACGATCTTGATCGATAGCTCCATCTAAAATTTCTTTATTTGCTAAAACAAATTGGTATACATTATCATCAATTAATGAAGATTCTTTACCTGTTTTTGGTTCAATGAAGGAGTGTAATTCTTTCATTGATTGTGAAAACTTTTTAGGTGTTGTTTTATGTAAATTGGAAACAGCTAATCTACCCGCCAACTTCGCATAATCTGGATGTGTTGTTACCATAGCGGCTGCAGTTTCTGCTGCTAACACATCTAATTCAGTTGTTGAAATCCCATCGTAAATCCCCGAAGTTACTTTTAGGGTAACAAACGTTGGGTCAATATATTCCATATTTAAATCATGACAAAGAACACTAATACGTTTAGTGATCTTGTCATATCTCATCTCCTCCAATTCACCATTTCTTTTTTTTACTTTCATTTTATTAAGTCTTTTTTAAATTAAAAATCCACATCACCAAACGCAGAATCTAAATCTTCTGATACATTATTAACTCCCGCCTTTTGATATTCAGCGACTCTTTTTTCAAAGAAATTTGTTTTACCTTGTAATGCAATATTCTGCATAAAGTCAAACGGATTTTCTGAATTATAAACCTTAGGTACACCTAACGCGACTAATAGTCTGTCGGTAACAAATTCAAGGTATTGTGACATCAAATCCGAATTCATACCAATTAAACGTACAGGTAATGCCTCAAGAATAAATTCTTTTTCAATCTCTAAAGCTCCACAAATAATTTCTTTAATTCTCTCTTGTGGGATTTTATTTTCAATATGATTGTTATATAAATGACAAGCAAAATCACAATGCATACCCTCGTCTCTTGAGATTAATTCATTTGAAAATGTTAATCCTGGTAATAAACCTCTTTTCTTCAACCAAAAAATTGAACAGAATGAACCTGAAAAGAAAATACCCTCAACTGCAGCAAATGCTAATAATCTATCAACAAACGATTCAGAATTAATCCACTTAAGAGCCCACTCCGCCTTTTTCTTAATTGCGGGTACGGTTTCAATTGCATTAAACAAATGTGCTTGTTCTTCTTTATCTTTAATCAATGTGTCAATTAATAAAGAATATGTTTCACTATGAATATTTTCCATCATAATTTGGAAACCATAGAAAAACTTAGCTTCAGTATATTGAACTTCGTTTACAAAATTCATTGCTAAATTCTCATTAACAATACCATCTGAAGCCGCGAAAAACGCCAATACGTGTTTAACGAAATGTTGCTCATCCGCATTTAATTTATTCTCCCAATCTGATACGTCTTGACCTAAGTCAATTTCTTCTGCAGTCCAGAATGAGGCTTCTGATTGTTTATAGAACTTCCATAAGTCATGATGTTCGATAGGGAAAAGGACAAACCTTCCTGGGTTGTCTTGTAATATTTTTTCTGTCATTTTTTTTATTTTATTTATTTGCTAATTCTTGTCTTCTTTTAAATGCTTCAGCTGCTCGGTTAGCGTTGATTTGTGTTTTTTGTTCCTCGTGACCTAATAAGGTATTTTGTGATTCAGTATCAATTTCCAAATACTCGTTGTTAAACTTGCAATTTTGGAATACTACACCATCTTTACCAATACGAGATTTAAGTAATGTTAAGGTTGCTAAATTATGTTCTTTTTGCTCTAATGTTTTACCAATAGATAAGATAACGTGAGCAATTTGAGCTTTCTTAATTGAACCTCCCATTTGGTCTCCTGTAACTACCTCACTAGCTATCGATTCTCTATTACCTTGTGTGGCAGTCCAAATAGCCATATCAAATTCACCAGTCATTGATTCTAAACTTCTCATTACCGAACCTTCTCCTTTCCATTCATCACCATTGGTTGATTTGTCTGATGAGATACAATCCACGTAATCTAAAACTAACAAATCAATTTTAGTACCTTCTGAATTCATTTTTCTGATTTTATTTTTAATTTCAGAAACGGTAACATTATCACTTGCCAATTTTAATAATTTAATACTACCTTTTGAACGTTGTTGAGCTTCCTCAATTTTAGCCTTAACTTCCTCAACATTATCTGGTTGTGAATCAGGTGCAATACCTGTCCAAATCGTATAGTGTTTTCTTTTAATGTTACCCGGATTATCTTCAAAGAAAATCTGAACAACGTTGTAACCTAAGTTATAAGCTGTATTCGCAAACTTAGTAAGTAAGGTAGTCTTACCAGTACCTGTTGGTGCTAATACAATACCTAATTCTCCGATTCCCAACCCACCTTTAAGTAAGTTGTCAATTCCGACAATACCTGTCGGTAATGGGTGTCTAAAGTCTTTTTCTAACGCTTCGTCAATACCATGGAATACGTCGGTTGCATCATCATTTGAAATACCTACTTGAAGTGCTCTTTGGATGATTTGTTCAATCTTATTATAAGATTCAAAATCTCCATTATCGATAATACTTTGTACTCCTTTTAATTCCTTTTTTAAGTTTTGTTGTTTACAAAAGTTAAGAGCTGTGTCCTTAACATAGTCAACTTGTTGTTCGTTGTTTTTAATTGCATCTAACGTATCCGCGTGTGATTTAGATGAGGTGTTATTACCACCTTCCGCCATAATTTTCTGTGCAATTGTATTGTAATCGGGTATTTTATTATAGTTTTTATATAACTCCTTCATATTTTCCATAATGAATTTAAATGAGTTATTGTCAAAAAACTTACTCTCTAATACGTCGATGATTGTTTCTCCATATTTTTTATCTTCAATGATTGCCTTCAATAAAGATTGTTGAAACGAAAATCCTAAATGCCCAAAATTTCTCTCTTCCATGTGTTTATTTTATAATGTGTGTTTAAATTACAATTGATAATTCAAGTATGTGGTTTCCAATTCTTCCGAAGACAAGATGTCAGTTAGGTCTGACAAAATACGCTTCAATTTTGGACGAATATCAACAGTATACCTAACCTTTGGATGGTAGTAATATGCTGGAAATATTCTTTGAATAAATACATCTTCATTCAACTTAATTTCCAATAAAAAATGTTCTCTGTCCTTCTCGGGGGCATCTTCCACATAGTCCGAAGATAGGAAATAATTTTGATTTTCACACAAATAATCGGAACTTTTTATTTTTAAATCTTCAGAAATATCCTCACAAATATTTTTTACATAATAATGAAGATCCATAGAACGTCTCGCGTCTTCCACATGATCCTTAACGTTAAAGAATCGTTGACAAATGATGTTTCCCTCCAATGTTAATAGGAATTCAAATTTTGTGATGTCTTGTTGTTGTTGGTAGTTACTCATAACTTTTGATTTTAATTATTTTTTTTTTATTTTTTTCTTTTGTTGTTAATCGAAGGAATGGGTTTAAGAAATTAACGAATCCATCGTCTGATTTTGGTAAAAGACTAAAAATTCCGTCGTCCCTCATCATTCTCATAGCATTTTTGTAAGACCTACCTTCTTGGTCCAAATTTTCATTTATTAGTAAATCTATGTTTTCTTTAGCCTGATCGGTTAAAAATGGTTCTTCCAAACTTACGATACGATTGTTTATATCAAAAAACTCCTCACCTAATACACCATATTTGGTAACACCTGTTAGTAAATTTGCAATAAGTTTGTTGTGTTTGTCTTGTCGAAAGATTTCCTCACATTTGTTCTTAACTTGTTCAACAGAAATTTGTTCTGTTTTTAGTTCAGGGAAAACAGATAAGAATCTTTTTACTCCCATTCCTCTTATGCCAGCAATGTTGTCTGAAGAGTCACCACACATCATCTTAACCAATTTAACATTTTCGATTAAGATTTCCTCGTGGTTATAAACAATTGTATCGTTTTGTTTGTAAAGTTTTCCGTGTGACGGATTGTAAATTTGTGTATTTTTTGAAACGAGTTGTGTAAGGTCTCCGTCTGAAGAATAAACTATTTTGTTTTCTTTAGGGGAATTTTGAGTATAGTAAGCGATGTTGTCATCAGTCTCACAATACTCATATTCTCCTTGTCTTACAAATAATTCCTCAAGATATTGTTTCACTCTATCTCTTTGGTAAGAGTAAGAACTAATCTCTTCTTCAGAACGGAGTCGTGATTTTCTGTTTTCTTTGTAAGGTGCGTAAATTTTTTTACGAGTTTGAGAACCTTCCAATCCATCCCAAAATACTACTATCTTGTCTAAATTGTACGTCTCAAATGTTCTTCTAAGAGTATTAAGAAAATGATATATTCCTCCAATATGTTCTCCCTTATGAAAGGCGTTTTTAACGCCATAGAAACCAATCGTAAGTAAATTGTCGCCATCTACTAATAAAACAGACATTAAATAAATTTATTATAAATCACTTTCCTCTGTTACAACTTGTGTGTCCAAGATGTCTGTAACATTAACACCTAATTGTTTACCGATGTACTCTCCGTTATCACGTTTGTACTCTTCGATAGAACGTTTTTCTTCAGTATCGTCTTTACCATGCATAAATCCTTGTGGAGTTACCAAGATACGACCATCCTCATATCCACCACCATTGATGTGGTTCTTACTGATTGAGATTTTAGTACGTGTAGCGATTCTGATTTTTCTCTTATCTTTAGTGATAGAGATTTTAGTAGTTCCCGCACCTTTTTGGTTACCGAATAAGAATACTAATGATGAGTTTAACCAAATGGCTTCACCACCTTTAGCTTTGATTTTTGGTTGTCCAAAAGGATTGTCAGGTAATTCTACCCAAGGTTGGTTAACAATAACCAAACTATTTGTGTAAGATTTGTCTGTTCTTCTTGAACCTGAAATACGTTGGTTGATACCCATTCCAATTTTGTCTGCCAAAACAGATGCGTTGTGTTGTTTACCACCTTTACCATCATAAGTCATCTTACAAGGAACCGAACCTACCGAATCCCAAAGGAATAACATATCGTAAGGAATGTCTCCCTTTTCTTGAGCGTCCATTAATTCGTTAATGTAGTCTGTGATTTGTTCGATATATTCGAAATCACTATTGAAAAGATATTCACCATCTTTATCAAAACCCATTAATGTTGCATGGTCCCAACTCCATTTTTGTTCTGTAATAATGAACACAGGAAGGATTCCTTTCTTTTGTGCGTCTACTGCTGTTTTTACTAAAGCCGTCGTTTTACCTGTATCACTATGTCCTAACAACATATTAATGTGACCCATTGCAGGACCTGGAATACCTGTGGCTTCCAAGAAGGCGTCTCCTAAATCGAAGAAACGGTCAGCTTTGTATTCGGCTTCTTTTGAGAATTTCTTCTTGATTGCCGAAAAATCTGTTTTTTTAATTCCTGCCATTGTTTTGTGTTTAAAAATGGGGTGGATGTTTCACCACCCCGTGAAATAATTAGAATGGTAATTCTGAATCTACGTCGTCATCTTCTTGTGGGTCAACCACAGGTGTAGATGGTGTCTTTGGTGCTGAAATTACTTCTTCAGTTGTTAAATTAGAAACCCATTTGCTGCTGTTAGAATCCCAACGTGGAACTTCACCCTTAGCAACCATTTCTAAATAATCCTCAGGTTTTTTAGAATAAACATCTGACCAAGTTAATTCATTGTCTACCCATGTTTTTGCGACGTTTGCGTCTGTGTGTAACGGACCTGCGTCTTCAGGAATAACTGAATTAATAGTAGTGTACTCTTTACCTGTACCCGCTTTAGTCAAAGCTAAAGACAAAATTAAATCACGACCATTTTCAAGATTGGTGATATCACCTTTGTTACGGAAAATTGGGAAGATTTTATCTAAAATACCATCACCTTTGTGATTGTGTTTAAATCTCCAAAATTTAGGTCCGTCTTGTTCGTTATCACGATCAATAACTTTAACAATGTAGAACTTACGAGAACGATAATTACGAGCCAATTCTTTGTCAGAATCAACACCTGTCATCATCAACCCCTCATAAACTTCATGTAATGGGGAACGTTTTCCCTCTTGTTTTGGGTCATATAATTTAACCCATTTTCCGTCCACTTGAACTTCATGGAAGTAAACCTCAACAAATGGTGAAGAACCATCTTTTGTAGGTAGGATACGGATACGTCTTTCTTCTCCCTTAGAACCTTTAGGTAATACGGTAGTGAAATAACGTTTTAATCTGTCCTCTGAGGACATTTTGTTTGCGGTGCCACTTGTGGCGTTTTTGCTTTTCTCGTACTGAGCGAGTACTGCATCAAATGTTGACATGTTGTTAAAATTTAATTATTTAAATTGTTATACTAAAATATACATAAAAAAACCCAGACTTGGAAATCTGGGTTAAAGTTTTTTAATAATTTTTTTATTTTAGGTTATTCCATGGTAAATAGATACGCGTATTTGTTCACTAATCCTAAAAATTCATCTCTTAAGTTTAATAAATCGGTATCTGAAGGGTCAAGTTGTTCTGTAAATTGTACTAACGCCTCTCTAGTCGTATTAACTAAACCTTTAATATCTAACTCAGATAAATTTGATAATTCTATGGTTTTAGTTTCCTCATCCAAAACAAATCTACCATACTTACCCATCGCCTGTTCAACATACTTGTCAATTAATGGAGTCAAATCATCGTAGAAATTACCAAACGCCTCGTGTCTTGCAATACCTTTTGTTTGCCAATGACATATTTTCATTTGATTTTGTAAACCTAAAAAAAAGTTTACGTTAGAACTTATATTCATCTTCTTCGTTTGAGTTAAATGACGTTTTTATATTTTCAACTGGATAATTTTCAACCTCATCTTTGGTTAAAACATACTCATTTTTACCACTTGCTCTCATTTCACCTTGTTTGTGTGCAAAGAACTCTTGTGGTTTTTCATTAAATGGATATGAATCTAAAGAACGCATTTCAAGTTTTTCAACTTCAGTCTTTGGTTTGTTCGCCTCAACTGTTGCACCTAATTGGTCAATTTTAGACATCACTTGGTCCATTTGAGCTAATTTTTGTTCTAAGTCAGTTAACTTAGTAAACACGTCGTCCATCTTAGTAATAACTTCACTATTTGAACCGGCACTATCTTCTTGGTCTTTTTTAACACTCTTTACCATGTTAACCAAGTCTGTAATGTCAACTTCTTCAGTATTATCCATTTCAGGTGCTGGTGCTGCGTCCATTGGAGCCGCATCCGCTGTAGGTAATGCATTTGGGTCAGCTGCGGGATCCATAGGAGCGGCTGCAGGATCTAAAGCGGGGTCCAAAGCTGGATCTGCTGGAGGTGCATCTTGTTCCATTATCATCGTTTTACCATATTTGTTAATGGCTCTGTAACGATTTAATTCTTCTTGTAGTTTTTTCTCTAACATGGCTTAATCTTGTAATAATTGTCTACCGTCGTTGGTAATGTATTTTTTATTTATTCTTTCAACAATTCCGTCTTTTTCTCTAATTGTGTAACATTCTCCTGTTACCATATCACACTCTTCTCTTTCCATACCATCGTTAGAAACTTTTCTAACTTGTTTCGGATTTAAAAAGTTATCCATTGTGTTATTTAATTTATTATTTTCCATAATTTTCTGTTATATGTATAAATATCCCAAATTTGTTAATATTCTTAAATGATTTCAAAATATACGACATCACCATCTTGTACTTTCAAATCTTTCATTAATTGTTTAGATAGAGCCAATCCAGATTTAACTCCTGTTGGTCCCGCATTAATTGGTCCTGTTATGTTATTAACGTTAATTTGTCCTGAACCAACTGGTGGTACGATTATTGGAGTTTTTATATCCTTTGGGTTATAAAACTTAGTCGTTCCTTTAATAATTAAATTTGGTTTAGCAACATCGAAATCAAATTTTGTAGAATAGAAGTATCTTGTTGACCCCGATAAATCTTTCCAAGTAATTGGATTAGGTTCAATCGTATGTTCAGTTTGTCTCGAAATGATATTCATGGATATTGTTTCTTTTATCTCATAGTTTGGTCCACCCATAGTGATAACTTGGGCTCTTAAGTAATTTTTTCCGTTGAAACTAACTTTTTGAATATACTTCTCTTCGTTGTATCCATTATATGGTACCCCATATTCTGTAACTCCTTGTTCTAATAATATTTTTTCACCATTTATGGCCTGTTTACTATCTCCCATATCAGATAAGAATGTTTTACCATCACTTGTTGTGTATGTTTGTTCATTCTTTGTTGATCCAGTTGTTGTTGAATTTTCTTGTTCTTTAGTTTTAGCAATCGCAGTTCTTGTTATCTTGTCGAATAACACTCTATAACTCGATAGGAACGAATCCTTAGGGTCAGGTAATGACGCATAAGGAATTCTCGTACCTTTAAATGTGGTTACTATGTTATTATTTCTAATACTATGTGAAACTTCGGTTATCCAATATGAACCTCTAAACATAGGTACATTTTTTAAATAGAAATACATTGTTGGTTGAATCATAACATTACCCATACATGTTACATCACAAGTATATGACGCTTGTCTGTATATGTCAAATAAACTTATGTCTATTTGATTTGCCGCCGCACCGCTTTCAGAACGACCCAAATTCTCAATAACATTAAACGATTCTGTGGTGTTTCTTATGGAAGTTTGGTCGAGTTGTACACTCTTAAAAATACCTTGATTTTGGTCACCAATACTTACCTCAAACGCAACTACCTTATTAGATTTAGCATAATCTCCTTGATTAAACACCTGTGGTGTTGTTATAACTAATGGACTACCTACTCCACTAAATAAGTTACCACTATCGTTTTTGAATTTATATTTTTCGTTAATATCTGCCAACTCCAAATGTTTAGATGTTGGTCCTGTGTATTGAATAAGAATTTTAGGTGAAGAATCTTGATAATCAACGTCTAAGAATGTTCCAAATAAATTTTCAGCAATTTTCTTAGATGGTGTTATTCTTGATTTGGTCGATTCGTTTGTTCCGTAGAAATTAACATATGCCGGTAATCCCCTCATATCAAATCCCGTACCTTGTATTAACATTGATATTACACTATATAGATTCGCCTTACTATTTTTTGCGTCTTCTAATGGTAATAATTTTTCAAGTGAGAGATACGCTTGGTCTCCAATATCTTTATTTGCTTTATCTAAGAATAGAAATTCTTCCATTAAAGTCCTTTGTCCTAATGAATTACCTGCAACCCATTTATCGTTAAATGATTTAAAGTAATTATATAATTCTAATTTTAATGGAATGTCATTATATCCATTTACTATTGTAACCTCATTTTTACTATCTTTAACTGATAATGTGGCTAATTTAGGTAATAGTTGTGTAAAATATTGTCCTAATCTTAATTCATGTCCCCTCAGTATTTTTGTTTTTATGTAATCTTGGAAATCTCTTTTTGTTGGTGTGTATGAACCACCTTTACTTTTAACCCACCCTGCAAATATT